TATCATTCCATATTTCAGGATTCTCTTGTATAAATGTACGAAATAGTTTAGACATTCCCTCTACATGTAGAGTTTCGTCTCTTATAGACCATGTGACAATCTGCCCCATGCCCTTCATTAAATTATGGCGAGGAAAGTTCAACAGAATCGCAAAACTACTAAATAGTTGTACTCCTTCTGTAAAACCACTATAAACGGCCATTGTTTTAGCCATTTCATACTTATCTCTCATATTAAAATCAGTTAAGTACTCGTGTTTCTCCGCCATTGCTTGTATCTCAGTAAACGCTTTGTACTCATCTTCCGACTTTCCAAGTGTTTCCAATAATAAAGAATAAGCCTCTTGATGCACTGCTTCCATCGCAGCATAACTAACAAGCATCATTCTTATTTCTGGTTGTTTAAATGTTGGAAGATAATGCTTTGCATATCCACAACATACATCTACATCAGCCTGTGTAAAGAATCGGAAGATGTTATCTACCAATGCTCTATTTGCTGGTGTTAGTTTTTCTTTATAGTCCTTTATATCATCTTGGAGTGGTACTTCATCAGGAAGCCAGTGCATTTGCTGTTGTCTTTTGTAGAACTCAAACGCCCAAGGATAACTAAAAGGCTTATAATAATCTCTTTCCTCTAGTAAGTTCATTTATCCCTCGCAATTTAGACAATCTGATTGCTCAAAGATTATCTCTCTTTTTACTTTATTTGATACATTATCTGCACGACTAATCGCTTCACTTCGTAAATAGTAAAGAGTTTTCATATTTTTAGCCCACGCTAACATATGAATGTTATGCAAATCCGCTTTGTTTACATCAGGCGGAAAGAATAGATTGACACTTTGTGATTGACAGATATACTCTTGTCTCATACTTGCGTGTTCAACTACCCATGCCTGATTAATTTCTACCGCAGTTTTGAAGACTTCTCTTTCTTCTTCAGAAAGAAACTCCAAATGCTGACAGCTTCCTTTATTAGTAATAATACTTGTCCAAGTAGAGTCAATATTCTGACCGTACTTTTCAAGCACTTCTTCTAAAAATTTGTTCTTCATTAAATAAGAACCAGACTTAGTTTTCTGTGTAAAAGCATTAGCTCTATAAGGCTCAATGCTTGGACTTGTGTTTCCACAAATAATACTACTTGAAGCATTTGGCGCTATGGCAAGAAGATGAGCATTTCTAACTGAACATGAATCATCGTCTGGACACGCACCTTTTTCTACTGCAAGTCTTTCTGTTTCTGTTTGTGCTTGACTCTTAATATGTTTAAACATCTCTAAGTTTGCCGCAGTTGCCATTGCTCCTTCAAAAGGTATTCCAGTCTTCTGTAAGTAAGCATGAAAACCCATAGCACCGAGACCAATACTTCTCTCTCTTTCAGCACTGTATCGAGCTCGTTCTAATTCATCAGGTGCATTGGCAATAAAATAAGTAAGTACATTATCTAGAAATCGTACTAGATCTGGTATAAACGCTGGATGCTTTTTCCATTCGTCATAATACTCCAGATTTACACTTGAAAGACAACAAACTGCTGTTCTTTCTTCGTTTGTTGCAAGAGTAATCTCAGAACAAAGATTAGAGTGATTTACTTTTAGTCCTTTTCTCTGCTGAAACTCGGGTAAGTCTGCCTGAACGGCATCTTCAAACATTAGATATGGTTCTCCCGTCTCCATTCTATTTTGCAGTAACTTTACCCAAAGTGTTCTTGCACTTACTACTTTCTTAACTTCCCCTGAGTGTGGGTCAGTAAGTTCCCAGTCATCGCTGAAGTTTTCTTCATGAGCAGCACGGTGTATTATTTCCATGAACTTATCAGGGATAACAACGCCATGATGTAAATTAATACACTTACGATTAACGTCTCCACCAGTTGGCTTTCTAACATCTAAGAACTCCTCTATTTCGGGGTGTGACATATGTAGATAGGATGCATAACTACCCCTACGAGTTACGCCTTGTGAAAATGCAAGCATTTCCGCATCTACTACTTTCATAAAAGGAATTACACCTGTAGACTCGGAGCCTTTCGACGTCTTTGTGCCTTGTGCACGAACATCGCTCCACCCGCCGCCGATTCCACCACCCATTGATGACAGATAAGCGTTTTCAGTGTAATGTCCTGTGATTCCCTCTCTGCTGTCATCTACATAATTTAGAAAACAACTAATAGGTAATCCTCTTTTTGTTCCACCATTTGATAACACAGGCGTGGCAAACATAAACCAGAGATTACTGGCATAGTCATATATACGCTGTGCGTGTGCTTCGTCGTCAGCAAAAGCTTCTGCAGCTCGTGCAAATGCTTCCTGAGGACTCTTTTCATCTCCTACAAGATATCGATCCTGTAGAGTTTTCTTACTAAACTCAGTAAGCATACTGTCTTTACTATAATCTATTTTAACCATTTTCTCGCCTTTTTACTATTTCCTTATGTATTGTTTGGATATTGTCTTTGCCAATTGCTTCTTCTGAGTAAGTAATTAAGTCCATTAACTCTACATTTACTAGAAGTTGCTCTGCGTTTTCATTTAGTGATTCTATGTATTTGTACTTTCCATCTATAGGACAAGCGTCATAGATATCAAATACTGTACCATATTGTTCCATTAATTGTACTGCGCGTTTTGGGCCAACTCCAGGTATTCCTGGAACATTGTCTCCTTTATCGCCAGTTAGACATTTGAATGTAATATAATCTTCGATTTCAAAGTCATAGTGTTCGTCCCAATTATGTACTGTTGTTTCTTTTCTAGTAACAGTACTAAATCTTGAGACTTTGTCGTTTATAAGTAAATCCCAATCTCGGTCAGATGAAATCATCCAACACTCATCAAAATTAAACTTATCTAAATTCATACTTATGTATGCTGCTATATCATCAGCCTCAACTCCCTTGAATTGTAGTACTGTATGTTTTTCTTTTAGCAAAGTAAGTGTATTACTAAACTCTGCCATGAACATTGCAAATTCCTTCTCTTCTTGAGGAGTTTGCTCTGCATATTTTTCTTTACGGTTTGCCTTGTATTCGGGTAATATAGCTTTCCTGTAACTACTACCGCCATCAGCAGTAATAATGATTGTACCTGCGTTGTATGATTTTGCTAAACTTTCTACTGTTCGTGCATAGTCATACTTGAAGTCTGTTACACCTTGATGTTTCCACCTAAATGCAATGTTAAGACCATCAACTATCAGCAAGTTCCCAATCGGAGCTGGGTCCCCAAGGCTCGAGAACGAAATCGCCATTTGTAAATTTTATCTCCTCTTTATCTAGCCAGTCTTCTAATATAAGAACGTATGCACCTAGCCAGGCAATATGCATATATCTTAATGTATTTTTAGGTTGTCTTACAGTTGCTACAAAGAACTTACCATGATTCTCGCGAAAAACGAGAAGCGGTTCTTGTTTCATTTGTTGAGCTTGTTTACAAATCTTACTCCACCACTTAAAGAAGTTATTACTCTTTTGTGTGAATATCTTTGCATCAAACCCTACATTCTTGTAGAACTTAACCTCTACACAGAAAATGTTATGTTTCCCATGTACTCTTAAATCTCCTTTAATCTTTCCACTACCAGATCCTGGAGTTTGTTCCCATTTTTCTTGGGTTACTCTATCGAGAATAGCTATAACTTGTTGCTCTCCTCGATTACCTTTTTGTCTAGGATTAACCATCTAGATGACTAACCTTATCTTCTTTTATTACTTCTATCTTGGCCAACAGTGGGTGTGTCCAACCATGTGATACTATGTAAGTATTCAAATTTTCCTCTCTTAGTAATATTTCTACTAGTTTTTCTTTCCCTAACTCATCTAACACATTTGTTACTTCGTCTAAGAATAGGGCGTTTATTCGTGACTTTGATATACTACTCATAAGTTTCCTTATAGCGAGTAGAGTAGCTGTATTCACTCTTGCAAGTTCTCCTGCACTAAGAGCTAGTATATCTACTGGTTTTCCGTTGTCATCTATTTCTACATTTAGTTTATCATTGAGTACTACAAACTCTAAACTGAATCTACCATCAGATAGTTCTGCCAAGTATTCATTAGTAAGTTCTTCTAAGTCTTTAACTAAATTTTCTATTTTATAAGCAAGTAGTCCATTTGTACTAAATGCTTTTTTCAATATTTCTATATGACCTAATCTTTCTTCTATATCAGTAATTTCTTCTGTTAAAGTACTTAATTGGTCTTCAAAATCTTGTTGTTGTTCTTCTATAATTGAGATACGAGTATTATGTCTTTCTATTCTTTCGTTTTCTGCAGCTACATCTTCCCAGGCTTCTCTATCTTTTCTAATCTTGTTTTGCAACTCACTAATTTTTGTTTGTAGTTCATTTGCCTCCAATACTTTTATTGGCAGTGTTGCATCTATATCTCTGTATAAGTCTTCCCAGTCTGCTACTCTTCTTTTTGCTACGAGTCTTATTTTATTGACTTCATCTCCCTCTATTTTTTCTTTCGATAGTTTATCTACAGAACTTTCATAGCTAGTTACTTTTGTAGAGTGATGTTCAATTTTTTCTTTTACAAAATTTTCATCAATATCTTGATGACAAGTAGGACATTCGCCTTTCATAGTTTGATACTCTTCTAAGGAACTTCTATGTTCATTTAATTTATACTTAGCAAGAGTAATCTCTCTTTGAAGGGGAGCTACATCTATGTCTTTAGAGTACTCCTCTAATTGTTGTCTGTAAGAGGTAATATCAATTTCATCTAACTGTTCTCGTGTAAAATTGTTTTTATTAATTTTTTTATTGATTTCGGAGATATTTTCATATTCTATCATAAGAGAACGTAAAGTTTTGTCATCTTCTTCCGAGACAAATGGTAAATCGATTTTCGATAATAGTGATGTATCTTCCATTTTATTATCTAATAACCATTTATTTATTGTATCAATTTTGCCTTGCACTAATGTAGCTTCTGAGCCAACACTTCTTGCCAAGTCTTTGAATACTTCAAAATATTTTACATAGTTATCTAATTGCAATAAATCTATTAAGAATCTTTTTCTATTCGTATCAGTAGCAGTAAGAAACTGCAAAGATGCATTAGTATTTTGATATACAATCTGACTAAAAGTTTTATGGTCAATTCCAATAATTTCTTCTAATGTTTTATATGTATTTGTAGCTGTGTGGCTTGATATATCTTCATCATTCTTATAGAGTTTTACTTTTATATTACCTCTACGAACTACATCAATTTTATAACTATCATCAACTACATCAAAAGACAAAGATATATCATAGCCATTATTGACTTCTCGATTTGGTATATCTGCTTTTTTAATTCCTTTCGAGTTTTTATTGAAAAGAACTTCCTCTAAAATGAGAGGTATAGAGGACTTACCAGTACCATTCGTACCAACTAATTGAGTAACTATGCTTTCAGTTAAGTCTAATTCATTATCTGAACCATAACTAAAACAATTACTCCACTGCAACTTCTTTAGCGTAATCACTAAACACTCCTAAAATATTTTTAACTTTATCCTCATTCAACTCTAGTATATAACTTAAATACTCATTAAGTTCTTCTTCCATTGACATCTCTTTATCTAATACTAGAGTTGCTTCTGTTTTTCTTCTTATGACTTTCTTATCAAGTAATTCACTATTTTTAACATTACTTAAATCTGATACATCTCCTTCTATTTCATAGATAGTATGGTGAAAGTCTGTTTGTACCATTTCATCTTCTGTTTCTACTGTTTTTCTTAATAACTGAGGAAGGTCAAACTCATGCCAAGTCCAGCTCCAATCTTCATCAAAATGATGAGTAGTATCATCTATAAGTAGATATCCTGTTTTTACTAAGTTTCTATGAAAACTTGTAGTCATAGGACTACCAGGATATATTATATTCTTTTGTGTATTTTCATGCGCGTGTAAGTCTCCTGCAAATACATAAGTGAAGTGTTTAAATCTATCTAAATCTACTTCAGGCTGTACATGAGGAGGTATCTCTCCACGAACATGAGTAAAAAGATAATAGGTATCTAACATTTCTATGCTTTTCTTTTTGTGTAAATCAGCATAAGGTAATATTGCCCAGTCATCTTCATAATATGTTTCATCTATTACTTCTACAAGAGGATTTATACTTGTAGTTACTTTTTTTAAATTTGTAAAAAAGGTTTTATTTTTACGAGTTGCTTCGTGGTTTCCATCGAAGATAATTGTTCGTACTGTAACTCCCTTTACAAAGTCAAAGTAAAGGCTTAATTCATCCATGCTGGGGACTCGGTCAAACAAGTCCCCACCAATGATGTGCAAATCTACATCTTTTTCGATCTTTTGTATTTGTTCAAAGAACATTTTATAGCGAGCGCAAGCCCATGCTACAGGTACATTCTTTTGTCCGAGTTTAATGTGCCAATCTGCTGTAAATAGAATCATCCTACGAAGTCTTCTCCTGGTTGCCATTCACAACCTGTAAGTCCACCAGCTTTGATAGCTTGTAGTGTTCTTAAAACTTCATTTGCATTTCTGCCTGTATCAAGTGCATTAACACTTACATGCTGTACTGTATCATCTTTGTCGATAATATAAGTAGCTCTGTAACAGACTCCTGCATCTTCATCTACTATGCCTAGCTCTTCGGCAAGTCTTAAGCCGCAATCAGCTGCTAAAGAATGTCTAATGTTTCCGATGAGTTCATTATCTTTTTTCCAAGCTAATTTACAAAACTCATTATCACCACTAATACCGATTACATTTGCTTCACTTACTAACATATCCATTCCCGCGATTTCTGTTGGGCATATGAAAGTAAAGTCTTTTGGATAAAAGTAGATTACTGTATAGTCATGTTTTAATGGGTCATAGTGTTCAGTGACTGAAACTTCTACGAACTCATTATTCGAATTTACACCCTGCAAATTAAATGCAGGAAATTTTTCTCCTACTGTAATCATGATTCTCCTTAACTAATATCAAACTCATCACTGATTGACTCATCAGGAGTTGAATTATCTGCACCTTCTCTTAGTCTGTCGAGAAGCTCTTTTTGAGCGTCTGGGGTAGGTCTTGGTAAGACTTCATCCATAGACTTAAGGTCTTTAATTAACTCTGCTTCATCTTCAGTTAAAGCTCTTGGTTTGCATTTTAATGCTTGTAGTTGGTATTCAACATTATAAGCCATTGGTCCAGTCTTGACTCTTTTGAAGCATACATCCCACCCAGTTTCAGGGTCAGTTGGGTCTCCGAGGTCTTCCGCGGCTACCATTACTTGTTCTAGTAGTTTCTTCTTAAGATTTAAGACTTTGACTTTACCATCATGAATACATTGGATTGCATAAGACCATCCGCATTTAAGCTCTGGATGATACTCTCTTACCCAATCTTTTTCCACATTGGTAAATGCTTCTGTGTTTCTGTCGAATGACAAACACTCGAAAGGTAAATTCTTACCGTTTTCTCCTTTTAGCCAGTATACATATCTTGGTAACATGTCACCGACCATTCTGATTTTGTTATCACCTTCTACATACTGATAACTATCAATTTTACTTTTTTGGGCTTCGCCCTTGGCTTGATTAAAACTTATTGCCATTTCATTTCTCCTTTAGTGATTTCTTCAAACTTGAAGTGAATACCATCCTCTTCAATCCAAAGTAATCTGTTGCTTTCTATTATGTCCTCATTTCCTGTAAAATGAAAGAGGTCTAGAGTGGTATCTTTAGTTTTTTGATACTCGTAATAGTTACGTAGTGACGCGATACCTGCGTACTGTGCAATCTCGCTATCCGAGTATCTCCTTCTTTGAATAAACAAAGGCTCGGGATTAACAAGGAAACTATGTCCATGAAAACTCTTTTGCCAAAACTTGTATATTCTATCATGCCTATTAACTGGAGGCAGTTTATATGTCAAAATATGCAGGATTGTTAAAATATCTTTAACGCTTCCATTGCTTTCTTTTTTTATCTTTTTCCAATTATAGAATAACATTATATCAAAAATTTAACCTCATGTCAAGAAACATTTTTCAGTCCTATAAGTAGGCAACTTCGTACCCTTGTTTCATGTAGTAACCCATTCTCGCACCTGCCTGCTTTCTAGCTGTGCGACCTTCTAAGTGGATATCTACAATTACTGGTTGCGGTTTGCCTTCATATAGTCTTATTACTCTACCAATCAATTGAGTTAGTAAAGGCTCATTATTTATAGGTGTTCCTAAGATTAGACAGCTAAGACAATCTACTGAAATACCTTCTGAAAATATACTTTGTGTTCCAAAGAGTATATCTTTCGTAGTAAATATTTCTTTTATCATGTCTCCTCTCTCTTCGTGAGGAACATCTCCTGTTACGCAAATTGCGTTTTCCCCTACAAGTGCTGCACTTCTTTTCAGAAAGTCAACTCTGTCACTTACTACAAGAACTTTGTGACCTTTTGCAGCATATCCTGCAGCAAGTACCGCACATATGTTTTGGTACTCCCAATCATACGCTAGCTCGTTAATTCGAGTAGCCCACGCTATATTTGCTCCATCCATAAAACGAATACCACTTCTAACTACTTCAACGCGTGGTGTCAAATAGTTTTCCTTTGGTGGTTTATATACTGTATTACTGAAATAATCACGGAATATAACATGTCTTCCATCTTTTCGTTGCATCGTCCCTGTCAGTCCGATTTTATATCGAGCCCTGTTTGAGTCGATAATCCGTGTAAAAGTTGGACTGCTTACATGGTGCATTTCATCAAGAATAATAGTACCGAACTCTTTTGCGATTTTTTCCTGATTTCTGTACAAAGTTTGCACGTTGCCAATGACAATGTCCCTATCGATTTCAAACTTGCCTGAGCCAATCACACCCGCCGCAACCCCAAATACTTTTTGC